AAACCATTCTTACCATATTTTGGTGGTAATGTTCGTGGTATGCTTTTTGAACTTGCATATGATGATATTGATGTAGACTTAGAAACTAACATCATTAATAACATTGAAAAGTATGAACCACGTGCTAAGATCGTTTCTTTACAGGTAAATGCACGACCAGATACAAATTCTTTAGCTGTCGTTTTGGAGTTTCAAATTGTAAACACTACTGAAACTGTCACGCTAACAACAGTAATATCAAGGCTGAGATAATATGGCAACAACAATTAAATCCACAGCTCTAGACTTTAATAATATTAAAAGCAATTTAAAAAGCTATTTGGCAGCACAAGATGAGTTTGCTGATTATAACTTTGAAGCCTCAGGACTTTCTAATATTCTTGATGTCCTTGCTTATAATACTCACGTAAATGCTTTAATTGCAAACTTTGCTTTGAATGAATCGTATCTTGGTACTGCTCAATTGAGAAGTTCTGTTGTTTCATTGGCTGAAGGTGTTGGTTATGTACCAGATACAGATACGGCTTCTCAAGCAAAGGTAAGACTTTTCTTTAATACAACTGCATCTCCACGTGATGCTGTAGTTGCTTTGCCAGCATATACACAATTTACTACAAACGTAGATGATGTTTCATATACATTCCAAACTATTGAAACATATTATGCCACTGATGATGGTACAGGTTTCTATGAATTCCTTACTGCATCTGGTTCAAATCAAATTACTTTATATGAAGGTAATCAACGTACAAACAGATTTTTGGTCGGACAATATGAAGACAATCCTGTTTACGTTATTCCTGACACTACTATTGATGCCGACACTGTTTCTGTAAAGGTATATCCATCAACTACAAGTTCTAACTTTGTAGCGTATCAAAACATTCTAAACGCCACAACTATTAGTTCATCATCAACAGTTTATATTCTAAAAGAATCACCTAATGGTTTCTTTGAACTATCCTTTGGTGATGGTGAAACGTTTGGTATTGCTCCTGAAGCCGGTAATAGAATTGAGGTAACATACCTATCAACAGCTGGTGCGCAGGCAAATGGCGCTTCATTGTTTACTGCAAAGAATGCATATTCGACCTCAAACTTTTCTGCCACATTAAATGTAACAACGCTTGCAAATAGTGTTGGTGGTGATGATAAAGAAACAATTGAATCAATTCGTAAAAATGCACCGTTCCAATATGCAACTCAAAACAGAATGGTTACAGCAGATGACTATTCATCTCTAATTTTACGTAACTATTCTACACTAATTAAAGATATTGTTGCTTGGGGTGGAGAGGATGACTTAAATCCAGAATACGGTGCAGTCTATACTTCTATTCTATTTGAAGATGATGTGGCTTCTGCAATACAAGAAGAAACAAAACGTGGTATTATTGACTTGGCAAATCAATTGTCAATCGTTGGTTTTAACCTACGTTTTGTAGATCCAGTTACTACATTTATTGAAACAGATACTTTCTTCCAGTTTAATCCAAAACTAACAGACCAAACATTGAATGCTGTGCAAGATAATGTTTCAAATATTATTACAAATTACTTCAATGGTTCTATTGGTAAGTTTAAACAATCGTTTAGACGTTCAAATATGTTAACAGATATTGATGAATCTTCGAATGCTATTCTGTCTTCAAGAGCAGATATTCGTATGCAACAAAGATTTGTGCCAACATCACCGAATCTTATTTCTGTAATTAATACACTAACACTGAATACTTTGACAGCGGATCAAATTAATTATGTGGTAGATCTTGTTACAAAGAAAAAGTTTAATGATGCTGCATCTTATCTTGTTAATAATGAATACACAACAAGTAATTATACATATACAAGATCACAACTTGCATCTACTTCAATTACTAATTCACAAAAACTAAGATTCCCAGTTTCTATTTCAGCGCCTGACGATGACCAATTTATCATTGATAGTAACCAATTTGCTTATAACGGTATCCAATGTGTTCTGAAAAATAAACTATCTAGCAATATTATTCAAATTGTAAATGTTGCTGGTGGTTCTGTTGTTGTAGATAACATCGGATCCTATGATGCATCAACTGGAGTTGTAACAATTAACTACTTTAACGTTACATCAATTTCTGGCGGTGAAACCGAAATTAAACTTTCAGCTGTACCTGCAAACCAGTCTGCATTATCTCCACTTAGAAATGACCTGCTAGTATTTGATCCAAATAGATCTTCAATTTCAGGTGTAATTGTAGCAGCAACGAACTAATATGGCTAGAAATTATAAAGATAAAACATTAAAAGACAATAATCGTCGTCTTCTCAATTTGAAGAAGACCGATATTGAAAATGTTCTACCAGAATACTTTGGAGAAGATTTCCCCAAGCTTATTACTTTGTTTGAAAAGTATTATGATTGGATGGATTCTGACGGAAACCCTAATCAAAAAATTAAAGATCTTTATCTATCAAGAGATGCAACACAAGTTCCTGATGACTTGCTATCATACTTGGAAGATGAGCTTCTACTTGGACAAGCATACTTTGGTGGATTCCAAAACAAACGTGAAGCTATTAAGTTTTCTAATTTATTGTACCGATCAAAAGGTACAAAGTATGCAATTGAACAATTTTTCCGTGGATTCTTTGGCGTAGACCCTCAAGTTATTTATCCTAAGGAAAACATTTTTAAAGTAGGTCCTGAGATTGATAAAGAGTTGGCAGTCACAAATGATAATGGACTGCAGGTTAAAGTTGAAGCTTCTAAGATCGGGCCAGAATCTCGTAAGTTTATTACTGATGATAAGCTTTATCAAGTTTTGTCGTTGCTTATCCGAGTTGATCGATCAATTACTGAATGGAAAGACGTATATAAATTATTTGTTCATCCAGCCGGTATGTATCTTGGCTCAGAGCTTTTAATCGTTTCTTCAAATGAAGTAGGGATTCCATACATACAGGATGAAGTTGGTGCTGCAATTCCTGAATTTGTTGCGTCTGCTGCAGTTGCAAATGTAGGTGTTGGTGGATATGATGCTGATGTTACATTGCTTGTACCTGGTGATTCCGGTACTCTTGATCGTCAAATCGAACGTAGCATGGTTGAGCATTATCAGAATCTTACATTACAAGAATTGCAAACCGGCTATCATTCACTAGGTGACTTCTTGAATCCGAATTCTAAAACGGCTGATGACTCAGATGCTGGTGGTGCAATTAGAGATTATCCAACAATGTCTGATTCAGATCTTGACAGTGCTGGTTCAATTAGCGATTCACTACTCAAGAAACAATCCTTCGACTTACACAAATACAGCACTGATTATGATTCTGACGAGTCATAGTGGTATAAATACTTTAAACTTTAGGGCTATGAGATATGGCAAGAGAAATTATTAACACTGGCACAGTTGCGAATGACGGTACTGGCGATACACTACGCCAATCAGGTACCAAAATAAATAATAATTTCGCAGAACTGTATGCTTTACTAGGTGGTGATAGCGCTACACTAGGCGCAAACGTAAAACTAACTGATAGCGGAATTGATTTCCCTGGCAATACATATATTACTAAATTAGGTTTTATTGAAGGAAGCGCTAGCGTAAGCATTGAACTTCCAGATTCTGATGGCGTAATTACTCTTAATGAAGCCACTCAAACTTTAACAAATAAAACATTGAACGCTGATAGTAATGTTCTATGTGGCTTGCCTATTCTTAGCTTTGTTACTTCGGATTCCACTGGTAACTTAAATGCAGATGGTGCGGTTAAAGCAATTCCAGCTGGTGCAGTTGTTGGTACAACTGATACTCAAACACTAGAAAATAAAACTTTAGACAGCGCGATTATTAATTCACCTCGTATTGTTGACCATATATTCGACATCAATGGTGCAGACTTCTTAGAAATTTCTGCAACTACTGGTGCCGTTAATCACTTTGATATTGCAAATGCTGTTGCTGGACAATCACCTATTATTTCTGCACATGGCGCAGACTCTGATATTAGTATTGACTTTAGAGGACGTAACCGAGGTGCAGTTATCATTGAAAAGATTGCCTTTGGTTCATCAGAGATTACTGGTGATCAGCAAATTCCACGTACAGTTACTCATGTAATTTGCAATAAAGGTTCTACATTAAACCTAACACTACCAGATGGTAACGTAACAGGTGAAATTAAGTACTTTACTAACAAAGGTGTTGGTGATGCAATTATTACACCAAGTAGCTTTACTGCAGGAACAACAATTAGAATTCGTCAATATGGCGCATGTACAACACTTTGGGATGGAGACGATTGGTATCTAGTCGGTTACAGCCGTGACTCAGATGTGGAT